GGCTTCCGTAAGTTGAATTAAAAAGTCTTTTGGCTGATTCTTGACAATTCTTTTCTTTACTTCGCCGTATGCCTGACCGCGCCGACTGTTGCATGGTTTGCATACTGGTGCAAGGTTATGCATTTCGTGCGTACCACCTCTGTCGTATTCGAGTAGGTGGTCTGCTTCTGTTGCGGGTTTGCCGCATAGGTAGCATTGGGGGTTGTCGCGTAGTAGTTCGGTTCTGTTGTCTCGGTATTCTTTTGAGTTCCAGTGTCCGTGTGATTTGGGTTTGTTTGTCATCGGGTTTCCTTTAGGTCAAGGTCAAGTGATCTAACGCCTTCGCGGGCTCAGTTGTTACCTTAGTGATTGGTCAGAGTGTGGTGGTTTGTGTCCCCCACAATTTGGGCTAGTAGCCGAGGGTGCCGGTCTATTTGTTTTCGGTGGACAACCTTCGCCTTTATACGTTAGGGAACGCTGATCAACTACATGACATAGTCGTCTACCCACGCTTGCCGTGTGTCACCTGTTCAGATTCAGAGCCTGAATGGTCTAATGCTCATCTCTTTATGAGCTGCTGGATTAGGTTTGGGAGTGTCGGGTCAGTGTTCACTCCTGACCCGACTGTATGGATATTAGACGCGGGGTGAGGGTTGAGTGTTGGCTAGCCTTGCGCTGATCTTGTCTAAGTCTTTGGGTCGCCACACATAAACCTCTTGTCCTGCGTCCTGTAACGCGTTGATCCATTCCCACTGGGTATCACTTACGATTCCCTTAGTGGCTTTCAATTCGACAAACAAACATCCGCGTGTGCCGGTATGGACCATCACTAGATCAGGGAAGCCTTGGTCGCCTGTGTTGGGTGTGATCCATTTGCCTGGGCGGATTTGGGCTGGTTGGGTGTGCATGACTTTCCAGCGATGCAACTTGGCAAGCGTGATGACCGCCTTTTGGAACTCTGCCTCGGATGGTTCAGCCATTGTTCATCAGCCGATCTATGAGTTCGGACGCCTCACGCTTAGTGGTTGGTGCAGCGCCTTCATAGTTCTTGGCTCGGAGCATCGCCAACTGTTTCGGTGTCGGTCCTTCACTAGACGAACCAAGCGACTGACTGCGTTCGGACTGGCGTGCCGGTGCGTCGCCGTGGGCGCTTTCGCCTTGCCGGTACACCTTGACCATCTCCTCTAGTGATGCCCGTTTCTTTGACCCTTGGAACTGATAGTTAGCCAATGCGCGACCGATTGCCGAAGTCTCTGTATTTTCCATTGCACTGGTTTTGTTCACCATTGACGATCCGCGGACTTCCTCAGCGAACCCTGTGGTGGTCGGTACTGTGTCGCCTATATCGGCGTATAGTTCCGCTTTCATCACTATTCGTGTTCCGTCGTCCACAATAATTTCGGTGATGATGCGTCCGCGTGGGCAGTCTTTCCAAAACAGTGGGAGGCGTTCTGCTACTTCGGCGTAGTCGGCAGGATTGAAACTCATAATTTGCCTCCTTTGCGCATACGAATTAAGCGTTGCTCTACTGATCCTGTAGTTCGTTTCAAATCTTTAGCAATATCGGTGTTGTTCATACCCTTTTGTTTAAGTTCAACCAATCTTTTGTCCTCAAACATTGCCCAAGGTTTTGTGTGCCGATCTAACTGCAAATTTGGATAATTAACCACTGGAACATTGCTTTTCTTTGATTCGCGAAGCATCGCGTAAACGGACTCAAGTTCTTTGTGGAGTAACTCAATAATTTGAGTCAATTCTTGTTGATACTTTGTTTTTCTATTAAATAATTTCATGATTCCATGTCCTTTGTGTGTCGGCGTTGCACGCTGGTTGCATTCTGATCGGCTCGGATTGCTTTAGAAACTCTGACCACTCTGGTCACTTCCTCCAATGTCATTCCGTGAAAACTGAGTTCCTCTGAGCAGTCGTAACAAATACCGCGTAACTCGGTTTGCAGGCGAACATCTAAATTGGTGAACTCGGCGTCACAAATTGAGCATGACCTCATTTGAAACCACCTAGCCTCATAGCAACGATTGTGTCCTGCGTGCTTTTGGTTAGGTTGGACAAATAGATGCCATGCTCCTCAGCAACATAAGCCAACTCAAAGAGCGCCTTCCTGAGCATTGCTACATCGTCACCGAGGCGTTCTATCTGCCATTGTGACGCCTTCATAGCGATCTCTGCTTTGGCGATTGCCGCGATCATTTCGTGGGTTGTCATGTCGGGTCCTTTACTTGTCGGTACTTTCCGTCACTATAGACCAAGGCTGTGGCTTGAAAGTTTTTAGACCTGATTTTGCGACGGTCGTTTTCTGTGGTGCCAGCCCATATCCCGCGTTCGTCAGGGTGCGAAAGTGCATAAGCCAAACATTCGACGTGGACGGGGCAGGCGTCGCAGAAAGGCTTAATAACATTGATGTTTCGCATTGATTGCATACCGGAACTGGGAAAGAACAAGTCGAGTGGTAGGTCGTGGCAAGCTGCGTCTGTCTGCCAGTCGGGACGGTAAATGTTCAACACAGTTTCCATGGTTTCCATCCGCAACCGCCTGTTTTAGCGATGTCGGAATAAAGCAGGTAGGCAAACCTGAGGTTTAGGGTTGGGTCTGACATGGCTTCGGCAAACGGCATATTGAACACTTGCTCAACATATTTGGTATGAATTCGGTTGATTTGTGCGATGCCGTGGTCCGATCCGTTAAAACGGTCTGCCAGTTCGAGGTCACTGGACATGGGTGTAATGTTGAGGCACCTTGTTTCTTTCCAAAGCAGCTGACCTAGTTTTTGGAGTGTCTCAGTGTTGTTAGGCCAGCCAACCAAGATCGCTGTCGGGAACCATTCTTGACATTTGGTGTCAGCGTCGAACGGGGCAAGAGTTGTTACTGGTTGTGTTGTGGTGGTGCTAGTGGTTGTCGTGGCTGTGAGCGCCTCTGCGCGGTCCTGCAGTTGTTCGGGCGTCAACATCCCTAACGTCACAGTGACGGTCGTAGAGACGATTCTAGGGGTGTCTGAGGAGCCTTGAACGCCAGTCAACGCCCATAGAGCGCACAAGCCGTACGTTAATAAGGCTAAAAATGCTGTTCGTTTTAAATTCATAGTTGATCCTTTGATAAGTCTGCTATTGATTTACGAATACTGAAAAATCCGTCTAGCAGAGGGTTTTTGTGCATTATTTCGCGAGCCATAAAAGCGCAATAATTGTTATTAAACTTGAACTCTGACGACGGGTCATTGGTTTTCGCGTAGTCATATCGCAGAACTTCCACAAGGGCCTGCATACCGTAATGTTGATATCCGCGATCACGCAGCTCGTAACTCATCTTTGTTAAACGGGCAAGCACCCAAGGGTTTGCCTCTTTGAACGCTTCATACTTAAGCAGTTCGTCCGGAACGTCTAGTTCCGCTAAAAGTGATAGTTGCATCTTTCCTCCTGAGTCGGGTTTCCGAGGTCGGGAGTAGGTTTACCGACCCGTAGGTCGTATGTCAAGTCATCTAGGCGATGAGGTTGGGGAAAACCTTAATGGCGTCTTGGACGCCTTGAGTCCATGTATCACCCGTAACGTATTGTAGATGCCACGGTTCAAAGTTAGGGTTTTTGGGGTCTGAGACCGCCCAAGTGAACCCATATTTAAGTGCTTCACAAGTCATGAATCCGTCGCCTAGTAACCATCGGCAGATTGGTGAACCTACGGTGCAGTTGGCGGCGTCAATCGCCAATCCCCAACCGTGGTCACTGTTGCCAGGGGTAGCACACGGCGACATACCAGGTTTCAAATAATATTTCTTACCCTGCCAAATACGAATTACCTGAGGCACTCGGCCCATATCGGTAGTTGAGTATCTGGCATTGAACAGGGCCAGCTGTTGGGCGTAAGTCCGATAGGCACCCGACTGGTTGAGTGTTAACCCTGCAAAGTAGGCGGCTAGTTGTAGACAGTTCCAGGCAGTAGCGGCGTGTTGTTCCATTTTGCCTGCAGGCTTTTGAATAGTCCGTAAAACTGCTGGGACCACATAACCGTTCTTTTGACCTGTGAGGTCAGTCGGCATAATAATCGGCAGTACAGGGTAGGTCGTCATCAGTTTAACGGCTCAATCACTACGAGGTTATGAGTACCAGTCGCAACGATCGCCCAGAGTTCCTCCTGATTAGGGATCACCATTTCTTGTGTGGCGGCGTTAGTCAACTTGAGTCCAGTTGAGCTAGTGACGTCTGAACCTCCGACATACGTGTCGTTCCCTTGTGGTCGTAGATAGATCGTTGCCTGCTCGGCGTTGGCGGCACGAACTTTAACGGCAGTGGTTGTTACGGCGTAAAGGGTCTGTTTCATTTTGGGTCCTTCTTTTTAATGATTGGCTCGACTGGTTTGTTGGTCAGTGCTGCCATTCCGTTGCCAACTGAGTAGCCGACAATCATTGTGATGATTGGTAATCCTTGGTCTTGTTCTATTGCGCCAACTGCTATAAGTACGGTCATGCAGACGAGTCCGACTAATGCGATGAGTGCTTTGCTTGGGTTAAAAGTCATGCCCAAATCCAAACCCATAAACCGACAATGAGTCCCACAAGTACCGCCAAAGTTTTCATGCGACTTCGCCAATGTCCTCGACCAGTAGCCATGCTTTTAATGTTGCCGAACGTGTGGCGGTACCAGTACCGGCACTCGCTTGTACTGTTGCCACAAAGTTTTGTGCACCACCGATTGAACTTACGACAGTCGAGCAAATACCTGCGCCTGCATTACCCAGAGTCACCATTGTGACGTTAGATACTTGTTGCAGGGTGCCAGTCAAATTTGTTAAACGTAAACGTAACTGGAATGTTCCAGCAACTGAACCTAACAAGTTAGGTTCGAAGTAGGTGACACGATAGAAGCGGCTCAATGTTGCTGTGAACGATGAACCTGTGATCTGTACTTCCTCAGCGGTAATTGTGCTATCAGATACCGTTACTTCGTCGTATGCCACGATTCCACGGGGGAATTTGTTGCATTCTGCAGCGGTCAGAATTTCGCCAGCATAGAACGAATCATTAGGAAAAATCGCCATGGGTCAGGGCCTTTCGGGGAAGTCTACGGTTGGGGCTGGTTCCCATGTGGCGGGGAAGTCACGCAAGGCTTGGCGGTAGGTCGCCCATGCCGTTTTGTCGGTTGGTGTATCTGGAATCATCGCCCAATCGGATTCGACTAGGAGTGCGTCACGGTGTAGGCGCATACGCTCTAAAAGCCATTCGTCGGGTGCTGTCGTTTCGTGGTCTGCTAATAGGTTCATGTTCATGCCGCCTCGTAGGTCACATTGAATAGAATTCGGTCGCTTGTCGCCCAAGTGAACGGAACAGTTGAAGAAAGGTTAGTCGTATAGGTTTGGCCAGCGACAGGAGCGCGTAGCCTCAACGATGTTGAACTACCGAAAGCAATCACATCACCCCAGTGGATGATTCCAGAACTTGCGTCATAGTATCCTGCTTCACCCGTTGGGACAAAAAAAGGGACAGTTCCTAGACAGTTGACAGGCAAGGAAATTTCCCAATTTGCGGCAGTGATAGTGGTAGTGGAGCCAAAAGAGATTGAGCCGTAATAGTTAACTAGGTTGTTGACTCGACAGTAACGAGTGCTAGTCGTCGCGTTTCCAAGTGTCACCCCCGAAACTGTCGGCGTATACGCCTGGTAGGTCCCTAACACCGTGTTACCGATAGCGACCTTGGCTTCCAACGCCTCAACCGCATCGTTGATGTCGCTGTGCTGCTGAGAATGAGAAGGCGACGTCAACGCATTTGTAGCAGTCGGATTCGTGAAAGTATCCAAAGAAGTGGGGAAGTTAATAGCCATCGTTTACCATCCTAATCGTGAGGCAGTGTCATCTGCAGTTACGTCGTTATAAATCCAGCCGGCCTGATTGTAATCAATATCGCCTTGATTGTACACAATCCCGTCGCCACCCAACCGACCATATATGTCGTCGTTCAACACAAAATATTGGTAATACTCAACCGGGGACAAATAAAGAGTGACTACCGTTCCGGATGGGTTGCCCGAATAGTTATAACCCTCAATAATAGTGTTGACAACTCTTGTCGGCTGTCCTTGAGCCTGCCACTCAAGAGACAACATTAAAATTTTACTTTGGTAATCATCAAAAAAATCGTTAAAAGCGTCAGCGGTGTTGCCAACATCGGAAAAAGTAACTTCGTAACGGAACGTAGTAGGGTCGCCCTGCATATTCGCCAACCAATAAGCAAGACCCAAAGCCTGAGTTGTTGTCGAGTCAACCGTAGAAATTGCGTAACCTGAAACACCGTACGCGGTTTGACTTGCGACATTGTCTGCCTGTTGTTCTGCAACTGTTTGGGGTTGGACTGTGACCTGATTATAGAAGTTGCTTCCAGCCTCTACCCTTTTGAAATCTCGGTAGGCAAGCGATGTCGAACTGACAGTGTCACGAGTCATTGTTACAGACATAGGCACATTAGAGATTTGATTCCTATTTACGAAATCTATTAATCCGCCTGCAAACAATAAACCTTTTTCGGTTTGAACTAAAAGATTTAAACGGTTGAGTATCGTGCCTGTGTAACTAGCAGCTGCTGAAGCAATTGACTTACCGGGGGTTCCTTGTATTTTCGGAATAGCAAAACCTGTAAAAGTAGGGTTTGTTTTTTCTGCTTGTGAGATTGTGTCAGTTTCAATGTAACCCGTAAAGTCTTTTAATTGAAATTTGCCTAATTGAGATATCGAATCTACACACCTAATCGTTGCCGTTGATAAACCTGTATCGCCCGGGTAATCGTTAAAGTCAATGTTTGAAACAACGCCGGAAACAATCTCGCTACTTTCTTCTGTGAAAATTACAATTTGTAGACCTCTAGGAAAGTTTGCTATTTGATTTGAATCATTTTTGATTGTGATGTTAAAAGATCCGCCAGCGTAGTTATCGTTGTAGTTTTGACGCCCAGTAAAACCGTTGAAAGACAAAACAATATTAGTGAAATCAGTAAAAGGGCCAACGCCATATCCAAATTGAATAGCGTTTATTGGCATTATTGAACGCTCACAGGAAGTTTGCCTACGTTACGGTTGTACGCCTGTAACGCTCTAACTACTTCGTTAGGGTCAGCACCTTGGACATTGATTGTGATCGTGTTGCCACTTATTGCATTGTTGGGTGTGATGTTCCCAGACGACGAAGGCGTAAACAACTCAGGGCCGCGCTCACCCACAAGATACGAACTGCCGCCCATGACTGGACCACCGTTGGCCCTAGAGCCAGAGATACCTGCAAGGGTTAAAGCATCGTATTCACTGATACCACCGTACTCTGCACCACGGGCAAGATAACGAGCCAGTTCAAGCGCAGCTGCTGGACCTTGAGTTTTATATCGAATCAGAATTTCTTTGGATGATATGACGTCCATTGCTCCTGAGATTGCTGACAACATTCCAACAAAGTCGGCGGCTTGCTGTTCGTAGGCGTCAATGTCTGCTTGCGCGCCTGATCCAAACGCAAGTTTTCCGGCGGCTTCCAATTCTTGCAATTTTGTTTTGGCGTTGTCAAGCGCAACCTCTTGGTCAAGCGAATTGGTAAGGTTTTTCCATGCTTCATCTGCGTTCATTAACGCTGTGGTCATACCGTCCACCGCATTATTAAACGGTAGAAGTGCGTCTAAACGAGCCTTCTTTATACTGTCTCTAAAATCCTCAGTGTCTTCTCGAGCGGCCACCATGTTTTCAGCAAACACTGGGATGACTTCTTTTTTGTCTGAGAACATTCCCCAAATGTCACTGAAACCTTCAAGAATCTCGTCAACGACCATTCCGGCTGTGTCCTCGATGTCATGCCAAACGCTTGCAAAATAAGTTTTAGACCATTGCCTTTGCAGATAGTTCCATGTGTCACCGATTCCTGATGTCATTGTGTCAACTAGTTTGATGATGTCAGTCAGAATTGGGATCAAAAATTGACCTAAAGCGATTGAGAGATCTTGTGCTTTGTCGCTAAATTCGTCCATGGTGTCACGAAACTCTTTGGCACGTTTCAATTCTTTAGGGTCAATAACTTTGGCTCCTGAAACATTGCCTAGCGACTTAGCAAGATCGTCGGCGCCCATCTCAATAAGAGTGGACATTGACTGCCAACCCTTACCGAGCAGTTGTGCAGCAACCTTTGCTTTTTCCGTTGGATCTTTAATCTTTTTTATAAGATCAATGGTGTTGAGGAATGTTGCGTTGACGTCTACGGAACCGTCAGCCAAATAAACAAGATCAACGCCAAGGTCACGCACTTTGTCTGGGTCTGCACCAAT